TTGCACTTTATACATCATTAGCTGGTTTCAGTACTGCCACTACAGCTTATATAACTACTAACGAAGTTTCTTCGTCTGGTACAAACTATACTGCAGGTGGAAATACTTTAACTAATAACGGTGTAGCAATATCAAGTAACATTGCATATGTTGACTTTGCAGATTTAACTTTTTCATCTGTAACTTTAACAGCTGCAGGCGCTCTGATTTATAAAGGAACTTCTAATGAAGCAGTATTAGTTTTAGATTTCGGCGGAGATAAAACTGCAACTAACGGTGATTTCGTTGTTCAGTTTCCAACTGCTGATTCATCTAATGCAATCATTAGACTTGGCGACGCGTAATAAAATTTTGGAGTAGAAATGGCTTTAGTAATTAACGATAGAGTTAAAGAAACTAGTACAACTACTGGAACTGGAACTATTGATTTAGCTGGTGCAGAAACTGGCTATGAAGGTTTCGTTGCAGGTGTTGGAACTGGTAACACAACTTATTATGCTATTGAATTAAATAGTGCTAATGAGTGGGAGGTTGGTATTGGTACAGTAACCGATGCTGCACCTGATACTTTATCAAGAGATACAATTATATCTTCATCAAATGGTGATGCTGCAGTAAACTTTTCTGCAGGAACTAAAAATGTATTTTGTACATTACCAGCGAAGAAAACTATCTCTCCAGTTATGGATGCAACAACTTTTGTTGTAACACATAACTCTACAATTTCTGAAGATCAAACTCTTGATTCAGGCGTATTAGCGGGCCCTGTTACAATTACAGGTACACAAACTATAACAGGGACATTGGTAATAATTTAAATGAGTAAAATAGAAGTTAATCAAATATCATCACAATGCGGATCAACATTAACGATTGGTCAATCAGGTGATACAGTAACTTTAGCATGTGGAGCAACTCAATCTGGTTTTGGAAGAACTGGAACTGTTGATTGGGACACTACAGCAAAGACTGCTAGTTTTACTGCTGTTTCAGGCATAGGATATTTTGTTAATACGGCTTCAGGAGTAATAACAGTAACGCTTCCTGCAGGATCTGCTGGTGATATTATTTCATTGGCTGATTATGCAGCGACTTGGCAAACTAATAGTGTAATTGTAACTCCAAATGGGACAGATAAAATTGGTGGAGAAAATGTTAATGTAACTTTAACTACAGAAGGACAGTCAGTAACTTTTGTATATACAGATTCAACACAAGGTTGGTTGAATACTATGGATTCAACATCTAATGTTAGAGGTAATCCAAATTTAGTTGCAACAGGGGGAACAGTAACTTGTTGTGGAGATTACAAAATTCACACTTTCACAGGACCAGGAACTTTTACAGTAACAAACACAGCTTCAGTTTCAACTGAAAATATAGTATCTTATTTAGTAATAGCAGGAGGTGGTTCTGGTGCAACTAGGTACGGCGGTGGTGGAGGAGCAGGAGGTTTTAGAGAATACAAAGGACCCGCTGATTGTTACACAGCAAGTCCATTAAATGGTAATCCTGGTGGAACAGCAGTTACAGTTACAGCACAAGCTTATCCGATTACAGTAGGTGGTGGTGGATCAGGAGTTAGTTGTAATGACACTCCAGCTACTACTAATCTTCCAGGAAATAGAGGAAGTAATTCAATTTTTTCAACAATAATATCTACAGGTGGTGGAGGTGGTATAGGACAAAGTCAAACTACACCTACTTCTCCATTAAGTCCAGGAGGTTCTGGAGGTGGGGGAACTTATAACCCTAGTTTTGGAGCAGGAAATACACCGCCAGTTAGTCCGTCTCAAGGTAATAATGGTGGCACAGGTATAGGTAATCCTAATTATTCTGTTGGTGGCGGTGGTGGTGCTGGTGCAGTTGGAGGTAATGGTAGTCCAACTGTTAGTGGAGCAGGTGGTAATGGTGTAGCAACTTCAATAACAGGTTCATCAGTTACAAGAGCAGGTGGCGGAGGTGGTGGGGGAAGTATAAATCACCCTATCAGTGCAGCTCCAGGAGGAACTGGCGGTGGAACTGCTGGAGGAAGTTCTCCTGGTAGCACTACAACTGCAGGAACTGCAAATACAGGTGGTGGTTCTGGTGGAGCATATGGTTATCCTGGAAACAGTGGAAACGGCGGTAGCGGAATCGTAATAATAAGGTATAAATTTCAATAATTATGGCAAGTACAATTAAAGTAAATAATATTCAAAATCAATGCGGTGCTAACATCGCTAATAAATGTGGAACAACAATTACATTTGGTGCAAGTGGCGATACCATTACTCTTGCATGTGGTGCAAGTCAAACAGGATTCGGTAGAACAGGAACTGTTGATTGGCAAACAGGATCAATTAAAACAGCCACATTTACAGCTGTTAATGGTGAAGGATATTTTTGTAATACTTCAGGAGGTGCTTTTACAGTTAATTTACCAGCAGGTTCTGCTGGTGCAATAGTAGCAATTTCAGATTATACAAGAACTTTTGCTACAAATAATTTAACAATTAATCCAAATGGTTCTGAAAAAATAGGAGGTGTTGCAGATGATGTAGTTTTAAATGTGGATGGTCAAGCACTTACTTTAGTTTATGTTGATAGTACAGAAGGTTGGATTAATGTACAAAACGCTGAAGATACAGAAACAGGTTTAACACCTGCTTATATTACAGCTACTGGTGGTACAATATCAACTATAGGAGATTTTAAATATCACAAATTTACAGGACCTGGCACTTTTACAGTTTGTTCTGTTGGAAATCCAAGAGGATCAGACACAGTTCAAGCATTGGTAGTCGCTGGTGGTGGTGGCGGAACTTATAATGGTGGTGGCGGAGGTGGAGCAGGGGGTTTAAGAAATTTATCTTGTCAACCAGTTACAACAATAGGTTATCCTATTACGGTTGGTGCAGGAGGTGGTTCAACTAGTCCTGGTTCACCTACACCAAGTCCAGGATCTAATTCAATATTTTCAACAGTAACATCAACAGGAGGTGGAGCAGGTGGACCTCCAGGTGGTGGAACAGGTTCTAATGGTGGTTCAGGTGGAGGTGCAGGAGGTAATGGTGGTAATGCAGGTACAGGTGGTACAGGTAATACTCCTCCAGTAAGCCCCCCTCAAGGTAATGATGGTGGATCACATGGTCCAGTACCAAATTATAATGCAGGTGCTGGTGGAGGAGGACATAGTTGTGCTGGTGCCACAGCTCCAAGTCCAGGAACTCCAGGAACTCCAGGTGGTCACGGTGGTAATGGTACAGATGTATCTCCAAGTTTTCCAGCACCTTTAGGTGGAAGTCCAGCAGGATTTTATGCAGGTGGTGGAGGCGGTGGAGGTAATGATGATGGTCCAGGTTCTGCTTCAGACACACCAAATGCTCCAGGAGGTGGAGGTTTTGGTGGTTCAGGTCCTGGTATAACTGCTGGAAGTGGAACAGCTAATACAGGTGGTGGTGGTGGAGGTGCACCAACAGCTGGTACTACTTCAGGAGCAGGGGGAAGTGGGATTGTTATTATAAAATATAAATTTCAAAATTAGGTAAAAAATTATGAGTGAAGTAAAAGTAAATAAAATTAGTCCAAGAACAAATTGTGGTACAGTCCAGTTAGGAGATAGTGGTGACACTATTACCATTCCTGCTGGTGCAACAATCACGAACAATGGAACACAAACAGGTTTTGGTCGTACAGGTACAGTGGATTGGGATACGACTGCGAAGACAGCAGGGTTTACGGCTGTTAGTGGAAATGGATATTTTGTAAATACGACTTCTGGAGCTGTGACAGTAACACTTCCAGCAACTCCAAGTGCTGGAGATATTGTTGCTCTATCTGATTATGCAGGAACAGCTGCAACAAATAATATTACAATAGCAAGAAATGGATCTAATATAAATGGATCAGCTACAGATTTAACAATTTCAAAAAACAATTCTGGAATTACTTTAGTTTATGTAGATGGAACTCAAGGTTGGAAAGCAACTGAAACATCAAACTTGAATGATATTGAACTACAACCAGAATATATTGTAGCGACAGGAGGATGTATTTCTACTTGTGGAGATTATAAAACTCATATTTTTACAGGTCCTGGTACTTTATGTGTATCTTCTGTAGGTAATCCTTTTGGATCAACAACAGTAGAATATATGGTTGTAGGTGGAGGAGGAGGTGCAAGTTTTGGTGGTGGAGGCGCTGGCGGTTTTAGACAAAATTATCCAAGTCCAATCGCAGCTGGTTTACCTGTAACAGTTCAAGGTTATCCAATTACAGTCGGAGCAGGTGGAAGTGGACGACCATCATCAGCTAATGGAAACAATTCAATTTTTTCATCAATTACGTCTCATGGTGGTGGATATGGTGGTGGACAAGCTAGTAATGTTGGAACAGGTAATACAGGAGGCTCTGGAGGTGGTGGAGGACATAATTCAGGAGGCGGTGGATCAGGAGATGCAGGTGGAGCAGGAAATACACCACCTGTAAGTCCTGCTCAAGGTTTTGCTGGTGGAAGTGGATATCAAAATGGTTGTTTTTATGGTGGTGGCGGTGGAGGAGGAGCAACTGCTGTAGGGTCTAATGCTGGAGCTTTTGGCCCCCCTAACAACACTGGAGGTGATGGTGGTGCAGGGACTTATTGGCCTGATTCTGTAATAGGACCATTGGCTCCAAGTTATGGAACTCCAGGACCAGTAGGCTCGACAAGATATTTCGCTGGCGGTGGTGGAGGAGCATATAGATATCCTGGTGGAGGTGGTCAACCTGGTGTAGGTGGCGGAGGTCAAGCTCAACAACCACCATCTGATAATGCAACTGCAGGAACAGCTAATACTGGTGGTGGCGGTGGAGGTGGTAATGGTAATGGTAAAGCTGGTGGTTCAGGTATAGTAATGATTAGATATAGATATCAATAATATTTATGTGTTTACTAAAATTTAAAATTAATATATAAGGAGAAACATTATGGCACATTTTGCAAAACTAGGAGCAAACGGAAAAGTGATTCAAGTCTTAACCTTGAATAATTCTGATATGCTTAATGCTGACGGAGTTGAAGACGAAGCAGTAGGTCAACAATATTTAGAACAACACAATAATTGGCCTGCACAAATGTGGATTCAAACTTCATACAATACAGCAGGCAACCAACATAAAAACGGTGGAACTCCATTTAGAGGAAACTATGCAGGTATTGGTTATACTTGGGATGAAGATGATCAAATCTTCTGGCCTAAAAAACCATATGCTTCATGGGTAAAAAATAATGCAGAAGCTAGATGGCAATCTCCAATCGGTGACGCACCTGCTTTAACTCAAGAACAACAAGATCAAAATACAGCTAATACTCATAGATGGTCTTACGTTTGGAATGAAGAAACAACAGCCTGGGATTTGACAAATAGTCTAGCATAATATATATCTGGTGGTGGTATGCAAAAGAAAGTTTTAACAGAGCAGGCTTTATACTTCGGTGATGTTTCAATGCCGAAAGGTTTTGAGATAGATCGAGATAAATTATCAGGCGATATTTTACAATCAACATTTACAGATTCAGAGTTTCCATTTTCAAGAACTTGGGACATGCTCAATACTTATATGCGTGAGCATATAAATTTAGAATATGGTTTTCAATTAGTGAATAAAAGAACTTGGGGTGATATGTACAAACCCAATCAACAAACAGAACCATTACTTAATATTGATCCAGTCGATTTAAGAAACTCACCTGATTATACATTATTGTATGGTGTTAAAACTAATAACTGTTTTGTAAGAATCTTCTATGATGATAATAGAAGAAAAGGAAGAAGTTGGGACATACAATTAAAAGATAATATGTTTATTATGTTTCCATCTACAAATATGTATTACATAAACAACAGACAGAAAGATTCTTTGAATTTTGTTCAAACAATAACTTATGAATATATCTAATTATTATTGGTATTTTACTTCAGCAATACCACCAAAACTATGTGATGACATTATTAAATATGGTTTATCACATTCTGAATCTTTAGCTAGAACAGGTGGATATGGAGATAGAGAACTTACTAAAGATGAAATTAGAGATATGAAAAGAAAAAGAAATTCAGATTTAGTATGGCTCAATG